CTCCCAAGTGAGTGGATCACGCCACTCAACCAGCAGTCTTTTAGGACGCTTGGTCTGCGCGAAGCGCTGCCCGTGGTCCACCGACATGCAGCCGTCACGCACCAGCTGCAGATCCGAGCTCAGCTTCAAGATGGTCGGGTTCACCATGACATAGGTCTGACCCCGCTCCGGCAGCACATCTACGACGATGGCGCGCCAGAGGTAGCCAAGCTGCGGCGCGGCCAACCCGATGCAGTTGCTCGTCGCATCAAAGGTATCCAGCAGGTCCTTGATGACCAGCCGGTGCTCTGGGCCAGGTTCGACTGGCATCGGAGTAGCGGTGAGCTTCAGCTGCGGATCTGGTGCCTGAATTATGTTCTTAATCATGCTAGCTCCGCCCGCTCACGCTCAGCCCGTACCTTGTTGAGCCGCGAGTGGATGCGCTTGAGAAACTGCTGGCGCTTCCTACCGGCCCGCTCTACCTTCAGCAGGCGCTGGCACAGCCGTTCGTCAGCTGTACGCAGCGCCTCGTTCAGCGCCAGCCAAGTAGTTAAACACGGATCCTTGATTGGCTTCTTCATCACTCACCTCAATACTTACGAGACGGCTTTGCCCCACGTGTCGGCGCAGCTTGACGCGTGGGGGCCGCGCGTCTGGCTCCACGCGCAGGTGGTGCCTCTTCTTCATTTGGCTGGTAGGGGAAGTCGATCACGGCCATCGCATCCTCGTGGCGCTTCATAATGACGCCCATGAGCTCATCAGGCACCTTCTCGAGAGGTTCGAACACGACCTTGAACTGGTCCTTGTTGTCGGGCACCACACGCACGCGGGTGACGATGCCGTGCGGCGGCCGGCGCAGGGTCCCCACCACCTGCTTCACGAAGCCGGCATAACCCTTGACGCTTGTCACGGGCAGCTTCATGTAGCCGATCGCCGCGTTCTCGAAGTGCTCAGCATCGTCGAATAGGTTGAATTTTCCCGCCTTGTCGAAGTTGCCGGCTGGGATCAGTGCCAGCCGCCGGGTGTTCTTGCACGCCTTGCCACGCCCCACCTCCGCAGTCCCGAACTCGTTCTGCGGGCAGCCTTGGCAGAGCCCGGAGGCGCCGCACTGCTGGTTCTTGGCTTCGACCACGAGTTTGTGCGGCGTCATCTTGGCATCATCCCGGCCGAAGGCGAAGCACGTGGGTCCACGCGGGTTGTCAGCGTCATACCGGCCCTCGTAGAACACATTCTCGAGGATAGAGTCTAGGATGACGACTGCCATCTCATTGCCAGGCAGCGGGGCATCTTGCCAGCTGAGCACGCCAGACTTCAACGAGAAAAATTGCCCGCCGCCAGTGTTGGCCTCCATCGCGGCTGCCACCTCCGCGTCCTTCGCCAGCTGCTCATCCCACTTGACGAGCGCCTTACTTGTCGATTTCTTACCAGCCATAACTCACCTCTGTTGGTTACAAACTCAAACCTTATTGATGGACACAGACACAGCGTTGAAGGTCTCCACGCCAGGCACTGACTTACCCGCCTCCCACCGCTCTTGGATGGCAGAATCGGTGAGCCGCCGCTGCAGGAGATCGAATGACCCGGTCTTCTTGACGAAGGCGTAGAGCTTATCCCAGTCAGCGACGCGCGGGATGGTCTTCGTCACCACTGAGACTCGCGCAATTTTTCCGGCGACGCCGGACGCTTCGGATTTAGGTAGGGTATTGATGATGTGCTCCTTTAATGCCTTCTCCTCCGCCTCGACGACATCAACCGCCTTCTGCATCTCCAGGCGCTTCTCACGCAACTGGTAAAGCTTGTCGGCGCAGGCGCCCATCTTAGGCGGGAATTTATACTTGATTTCAGCCATGGCAGTTCTCCAAAGTATTTAGGAATTAGATCGTACTTCGCTCGTCAGTGTGATGTAAATAACTAGTTTCTACTTAAGCCTTGTGCACGGATATCCAGTACCGCAGCGTCGATTGCTTCACGAATCGTAGGTGCGAGAATCGTCCGTTCACCGTAGACCACCACCCACGTGCGTGTCCACCCGCTGTGGCTCAAGACGTCGTGGGTGGCGAGGCACAAGCCGTAATCCTCAAGTGCATTGAGGCGCTGGGTATCATTCACGAGAGGTCCCGTCGGTCGCGCCAACCGAGGAAGACTGGGAACCTGGGCTTATCTTTCACACCTACGGGCTGCGATTTGTACTTGACCAACTTCCCACGTAAGTTCATGCGGTCAAGCCAGAGCTCAACGCGCTGTTGCTCAGTGAACCCAGTGCCGATTTCAAACTCTACTTTCGACTTCAGATCTCGCACCAAAAGTGACCCCAGCGCAGCCATCGGGATCTTACCAGCTTTATGAGAAGATCTCTCAGTCTGCCCAAGCTCGTTGGTCGTTGGTACGTTGGTGTTGTGCAGCCGCGGGCTGAACCCTAACACCTCCGCTTCAGAGTCGATGAAGCGCTTCAGCTTGAGAAGCCACCCCTCCTTCAACGTGCTGCGCCCATGCTTGTACGGCCCATGTGGGTCCCGCAGCATGCTGCCCTCGTAGCCTTCACTGACATGATGCTCCTCCAGTTGTTGGAGGTGCAGCTCATCCCGCACCAGCTCGTGGCGCACGACACACAGATTTACAAACCCCTTCGCACGCTTGGTGACGTTCGCATGACGCAACTTAAACGGTGCGGGGTGCAGGTGATCGTCGAAGATGAAGAATCGCACGTCAGGCTTGCCGGCGTGTGACATCACGCCTGAGGTCGTCACCTGGAAGACGTTCTTCGCCGTGGGCTCACCCACGATCAGCTCCCCATCTAGGCCGTTGAACTCCCTCCGTCCAAACAGCCGCTGTACATGGGCGTTCGGCAACGGCTTCAGGCTGCGACTTAACGCCACCCCGTCGACAATGATGCACCGCACTCCATCCAGCTTCGGTGAGATGAGCAGTGGGTATTTTAACCCAGTGCCGTCAGTGGCGCTAGCTAGCATTGGCTTCATCTTGGTCCCCAGGGATAATTTTTATCAAGAGCGATTTGGTCGGATTCATAATCAACTGCAACTTGATGTCATGCAGCGCCTTGGCGAGGCTCGGCAAATCGGTGAAGTCACGATGCAAAAACGTCAGCTTAGGAATGCCCATGAGACGGCGCATATCATTAAGCCGCTCATCCTTATGCTCAGCGCACATGTTGTGCTCATGAGGCGAGCTACAGCCACAATCCAGTGGGTACTTCACGCTGCCATCATTGGTACGCGGCGCCTCAGCTAATACCGCAACTAGGGGCTTAAGGCTCATTTGGTACCACTCCCTCGGCAGACTTGGCACGTCACCGTCACCTGGTTGAAGCCGCGAACCACGCTAGTCTTACCAGCGCCGCCGCACTCACTACATAGCTTCGGCTCCTGAGCTAGTGGCAGTGCCGCTTCATATGCCTCACGGCACAGACGAAACGCCTCGGGGTCGCCACCACGATCTGGGTGGTGCTCACTGGCGAGTTCGCGCCAGCGCCTCGTCACCTCCTCAGGTGAAGCCTCGGCATTCAACCCCAGCACCTCAAATGGGCTCATGTAGCCCACCACACAAGTAGGATTAGCAGAGCACCGACCATGGCGAGGAGCAGCGGGCGTGCGGCCTTAGCTCGCGCCTCCTTTTCAGCAGCGGTGTAGGCATCGGGTCCTGGCGCGCCAGGATCATCTTCATAGAAGCTAGTCATGATAGCCCTCCTGAAACAGCCGCCAAGTGATGGGGAAGATTTGCTTGATGACCTCACCGACGGCATGCGCATACTGCCGAATCTCCCACTGGGCCGCTGGGTCTAGCCGCAGCGTCAGAAACTGCAGCTTCATACAATCGTCCTCGCGTCTTGATCTTGGCACGTACAAGGCAACCGGCCTTGGTTGCAGTCGCACATCTTTTTAGCGGGGCTTGGTTCATCGCCGCCCAGGCGCTTAATCTCATCGTTGAGATACCACGCAGCTTTCTTAAGGTCCTGCACAGTCGGCGCCTGATCTTTCAACCCCGCTCGCCAGAGATACTTGACGACATTCCCCAAATTAAACGACATATGTCGCGTAATCTCAATGCACTCCACGCCACTTGGGTGGCTGTTATAGTGCGGCGGGTTATTTACCGGATCAGGCGCCGCCATGTTACACCTCCCCCTTCAGGCACTTATTGAGATACTCGATCTTACCGGCTTTATCATCCGGCACATCGACCTCGCTGACGCTGACATCCTTGCGCTTCGCGCCTTCATCGAGCCACGCCTTCTTCTGGGCAGCGACCTCAGCCTGGGTCCCGCAGAAAACCTTGGTGGTCGGTATGTGGAAGCTGCTCGTTACTAGATAACATCTCATGATCAGGCTCCGATAGTTGATGGGTTTACTCAGCCACTTTGACGAGCCAAGGCCGTCAAGGTCGAGCGCAGCAAGTAGCCCTCAAGCGCCCAGATCTTGTCGCGCGCGTTGCGTCTGGCGATATCCCGCCCGATTTGCTCGTTAAAATTCGCCGGCGAGGCAGCCGCCGACTCCCCACATACACAGAAGCCGTTCTGCAGCTCCAGCAGGCAAACGGTCACCGTCGTGTCTGGGAAGACGTGGTAGTCCTCGCGCACAATTTGGCTGTCGATGTGGTCCGGGGTGATTCGAGGTGCATTCAAGCCAGCAGCTTGGATCCGCTGCTCCACAGCAGATTCGTCAGTTTGCGGTACTTCACCATCGCGTGAGTTCATATTAGCTCCCAAGTAAGTAGGTAAATCGACTGTTTTACTGTAATCGTCGTCTTACGTATCGTAGGCCAACGACTACAGACTTGTAAATAAGTGGTTTAAAATTTCTTCTTCGGTGTGGAGGTAATGTGTGCATGATCTATGTGAGCTGCGCATTCCTTCGGCTGCTTACCAAGCCAGGTAGTGGCGTTACGAATGGCGTAATAGCGACCTTGTGAGCCGTCCTTCAACCTTAACTGCATGCCGCGCGCCACCTGCTGTACGCCCGCCCGCGCGAGCTCGCGACCCAAGCCATTCGCCGTCAGCTGCCCGCCGCCGTGAGGTTGGTACAGCTGCAGCAGCTCCTTCGCGGTATAAAGATCGCTACTTAGTTTGACGTCACCAACACGTAGAATGTAATCTGGGTTCATTAGCAGCTGACGCACCCACGTAGCGAGATCTGACTGCACATTGGCAATCATCCGCTCCTTCGCAGCCGTTCTAAACGCCGGTGCCGCCGGGTTGAAATCCCCGAGCTCTAGCTTCAAGAGGTAGTCAAAC